CTCCGCCCTATACTAAAAAGTGTGAGGCTCCTATTGAGACTCACATAAAAATTCATATAAGTATCAACTAAGACTAAAATGTATCCCCCTCACGAAAATACAAGTGCTCTACGCCGAAGCATTCGGCGTTCTCATCAAAAACGAGAACTGTGGTGGTGCATTGAGGTATTTGTAGAACGAAAAATCCTCTCCAGCGGCAACGTACCACTCCTGGTGAACGTAATTGCCTCCGCCCGTGTCAATCTCGTCAACCCTGCTTGTAACAGGTACACGAGTCAGCACGGTGAAGGTATCATCCGTCTCTGTCCTATCAAAGGGACTACCAAGAGTACGTGTGTTACGACAACTCTGCACCAAAGTGTTGTTGTAATCCGGTAGTTGAAACTTCAATCCATTATTACCGGAAATAACGGATAATGCACCCCCAGAGTAGGGCAACATTGTAGACAAACCATAATAAGCAGTACCACTGTTAGACAGATCGACACCACCATTAAAATCATCTGAGAACGCAGTATTGAACCTGGTCGCTATAGGTGATGAACCGTGTGGTCTCCTTCGGACGAGCATAGTAGTTGTTACTCCTCTGCTCGGGTCCAAAGGATACGACACAATTTTATACCTGATAGAACCTTTATAGCCCAAAAAACATGGTCTCAAATAATGCAGTAGGGTTGTCTGTGCATACGTATAGTACTGAACACCAACGGTACCAGACGAAGTTTGGTCTAACACATAATTTGCACTCGGTAACGTGTTAGTGCTCCCATATTTAGGAAATGCCGGAAATCGCGCGCGCGTTTGCGAAACCACGGCAGTGCGGGCAAGCCCATTTGGACTAAGTATGTCCCCACCGCCACTATTTCGCGCATTTTCACGCCGCCATCCCTGGAATCTCCTCAACATTGGCCTCATGCTTACAATCTTTTCACCGAAGTATACGGTGTAAGGGTCAAAAGGTGCCGGGTTTGGTTTACCCAGTGTCTCCTCCTTCTCCTCACAATCCGGGTCGGCACTATCAACTGCAAGCATTTGGTAAACGGGAGCAACACCAATCAAATCACTTCCAAAGCCATTCGTTGGTACTGCAAATTCAAGATCATCACACCCTTGAACAAACACATGGAATCTAATAGTCTCCCCAACCACTGGTGAGGTGAGTTTCGAATAAACCTCCATACGAAGTACACCGTTATAGTTATCGTCAGGCGACAGGAATGCTGTAGGCTGATGATTTTCAATTGGTATACCTGTAGTGTGTAAGTTCTCTACTGGTAAAAAATCTGTCTTTGCAGTATATGGAACCACGATCTCACACGTCGTATTCGCTGAAATGTCGCAGACAACACTGTAATTAGTGTTATATGCGCCACCAGCGACCACGCCAGTTGACACAGGGTCCCACCACAATCGCACAATTCCCCTGTGGAACTTGGTAGTCAAGAAAACAAACTTAAACTTAATGCCCCCTCGCCAGTACGTAAACGCCTGACTAAGGTGGCTCATAGGTGTATGTAATGTAGCGGTTGGAATAAGCGTGGCAGGGTTGATAACATAGTTACACAACGTCGGCCCAACTCTCAACTCGTACAATAAATCGCCATTAGAAAAAGCTGTGTCCCAAACATCGGACGCCAACCACGATTCGCGAGTGACAATGGATTTAATGCTGAGCTCATCATCATGAGCAACTCCAGCACGACCAATGCCAATCGCAAGTTCGTTGGAAGAATCCACAGTGATCTTTTGAGAATCATCAGGAGCATCACTGGTAGCCAAGTTGGCGGAAAAATCGCTAGTCACACGTGTGACTTCATCAGAAATGCTAGGCCTTGAATAGCCTAGCATTTTCGCGACACGACCACCTCCCATCAACATGGCACCAGTACTGGCAAACATCGGAACGCGCGATAGCGCATTACCAACACTCGTCATTGCTGAACTGACAAGACCATCAGAACCGCCCTCCATCTGGTACGAAGCTCCACTAAACTCAACATTAACAGCTCTCACGAACACCTGCAAGATGGCATCTGACGGATTAGCGCCAGAATACAACAAATCGCCCATGCTTTGAATCGTGACGGTAGTCATTCCAGTGAGTCCTGGGAGCGTAGCAACAGCCCATGGATAGGGTGACAAGTAAGGCACCATCATCTTAGCAGTTGTCCCTGCATTTGCATCTATATACACATGTGGTCGTTGGCTCGCAATCATAATATCGCAAGCACCACCGACGCCACCACATGCAGCAATAACAGGAGACAAATACTCATCACCCGCAAAGGGCCATAACGACATAATCGCAAGACCTCTGTGATAAGGTGTGGATGATATAGTAACAGTGACCTCAAAATCAGCTCTGACCAGGTAGCTAGTGCGTAAACGCGCGTCCACTTGCGTGTTCGACGCCCACACGGCTCCCGGGTCAATAGATATGGTCAAACCACCTCCAACTGCCCACGTGTAGTTCCCAACAAAGAGGTTCCTCGTTAATATCGAGTCATCCACGATGCTGGCATCACCACGCGATCCAAACACTCTCTCATCTCTCATCTCTCTACTCCTCATCTCTGCTCCATCTCTCTCAAACTTAACTCGATTATCAGTAAGCACTTTTATAACCGCGCACGTGGAACTGCTCATCTCCACCAGCGCGAGCCTATATGTGGTGTGTCCAACACCTCCAGTAAATACCGGTATCGCATCTTTACGAGTACGACGACAACCAGAACGATAGCACTCCCGTGAGACCAAAAATAGGCATGGTCTCCTCGGTGTGTTAAACACATCGTTCACAACTCTCCTTGTTGAAGGGAGCGTCGCAATTTCTGAGTACGAGCACAGTCGCAGCATGTTGTAAGAACAACTGCCTGACCAATACTCATCCTCCTCACAATCAACATCGCATTCCTCAGGGTCCACATCATACTCAACGCTCTTCTCACGAAGGCGCTGATCGTACGTCTTAAACCGCAATGGAATAGCGACACCACTCGAAGTCCGAATGGGTCGGTTGAAACACGCTAACATCTTCTTGTACATCTCCTCATAGATAGCACGGCCATAAAGCACGTACTCCCTTTGAAAGTTGTCCACAACATCAGCACAATGTTCAATCTCCGAACACCCGGACTTCAACTTCCGAAAATACAAAGCTTTCTTGATAGAACCCCTACCTAATTGTCCTACATATCTCTTGAACTCTTCACTCCATGTGAAGTTCCTCTTAAGAAATGCAAGACTATCTCGGGTAGAATACTCCGTCAATTCACTCTCCTTATCAGCAGACGTATACGTCATGCCAAACTTCGCCACTTCTTCTGCTATCGCAAGTTGGTTAAACCAACCACACGCTTGCAGAAGGGCAGCAATATGATCATCGCCATAACAAACGAGGTTCACAAAGTCAGCAAACGTCAAACCGTCAAGCTCAGGAGCGCGAATGAAGAAAACATACCGCAAAATGAGCTCTAAAAGAATATTGTTAAAATCCGTCGTACTGCACCAGCCACTCATGCTGCTGCCGTTAACGAACAGGTGCACTCCACGCACCCTAACAATGCTCTTCAACAGCCCAATCAACAGACATTTCACGATGAGACAATCTTCATCTGAGAAACCAAGCAAACGCGCCAATGCCAAAATGACAAGGTGCGCTGCTTTGGCCAACTCAGGTGGGATTGAAGCATCGTAATCCGCGAAATCACCAGCAATATACAAAACACCGTCCTCACCAACATGTAAGTACGATGCTAAGTGATGCCACGCTTCTCCCAACGCATTTATACCGACAGCAGTCTCACACTTAAATCCAAGCTTTCTCAAGGCCGAGAAAATCGGTGAGATATACTGCCTGCATAAAAGGCCGAAAACAAACGGACCTGCATAAAAAACACGAGTTTTAACCTTCGTTATCTTCACCGCCTCATCCTTAAGAGTGGCATTGAAAACTGGAGTCTCAACACACCCGCGCTTTAGCAATGCCAAAAGCCTATCGTAATCACGCTGCGCAGCAGGAGATAACGAATAGTTTCCAGCAGTGCCTACAAGTCCCTTCATCTTGGGACCAAATAACGGCCATCCAATAGACTTCTTAGGGTTCGTAGGAACGATCCCCATCTCTGGACAACCATTAATGGCCTCAGCAAGCGTCAACTTTCGCGACGTCACACCTCCCTCAACAATTGCTTTTGACAAATGGTTAGTTAGATCAGTGACTGCACGCATCAAAACACCAGCATTCATGACTTCAGGCTTAGCACCAAAGATCACCCGCAACGTACGCAAATAGTCTTCACGACCACGCATGTCTGCAGGTTTGTGCTCACACACGAAATCTTCACCACCAAACTGACTCAACACCATCCCAAGTGTAGTAGGCACAATCTCTGTGCTTTCCTTGCGCTTGGTCTGGATGTTATCATGACCAAAACATTCCACACTCGGCTTCTCATTCAAAATCTCTCGACCTATCGACATAGGATGAGGATCACCCATAACCACATCAACACCCAACTGGTGTAATGATGGCATGATGACCTCCACTCCATCGTTCAATGATTGATAAGATTCAAATAAACCTTTGTGTAAGAAATAGCCCGCGCCAGATCTTCCACCAGAGAAGTCCCATCCAATACTATGGAAAGTCAGAAGCCGAACACGACCCTCTGAACTACCAAAAGTAACAGATCCGCACGCACCACCAACACAATATGGTTTATCCAAGACATAACGTCCTCCCAAACCAAGTGCCTGACGCGTCTCTGGACATATCATCTCAGTAACCTTAACGTTGGTAACACTTGCGCGTTTTATCTCACCTGTCTGAACAGAAACACCACCAAACCTCAAACAACTTGCTTGTTCGAAAGCTTGGATAGCCTCGTCCAAATTGTCAGGTAAGAATTCAAACAGCGATGGAAACCTCTCACCAACGACACGCATAGCAACTAAGTCACCACCAAGCAAAGTAACATCACTCTCATCAATCTCTTGACGAGTAGTGACGATATGATTGGCGGGATTGGTCATAGAAAACACAAATTTACTCTCAACCCTACTTCTCCAGACGTGAGCATTCACAACAATAATATCGTCACAAATGCCCAAGGCTAGAGCCGCAGGTTTGATTTCACCATTGCTCCGCGTATGCACAAACGACAAAATACGCTGGTTACGAAGGAGTTTCGGCTCCATCTGAATCAGCGTTGTAGTAGTCTGTTTATGATAAACGGGGTACACGTGTTCGCGCGGTACGGGGAGTTCCTCATCACCACCTTGATAGGCGGAGATAGGCTTCTCAACCTGTTCCGCAACGAAAACGGTTCCATCAGAAAACTTCGACGCCAAATACGTTCTCGACGACAAATCAACATCCTCAACAACAACCTTGACAGGCTCAGACTCACTCTTACGTGATTCACGAACCATATCGAGGGCAACCTTGAGAGTTGTCGCAATGGCAGCACAAATGGCAACCTTAGTAGCCATAGGAGCAAACGTGGTAACATAGAACTTAATCCTGTCACCAAGCATCTTCTCTGACCGATGGATCCAACTTGAATACTGCCACTGCAACATGACATAGATAAGCATAGAAAACAAAACGCGCGAGGAATAACAACTACCAAGTACGACGAAGTTTATAAAGGTCAACATGCAATATACAATAAAACACATTGGCACAAAATACACTCCATCCCACTTGGAACTCAGCAACGAAAGAATCGGAATATTCATTAGAAAATCGTCAAAACTATAGAAGATACTACCCTTCGAACTACGAAAGTAGTCATACAACATAGTAGTAGTAAGACGAACTAAAAACGAATCAAATCTACCCTTCACCTCACCGAAGTAGTCACTAGCAATTCCAACCTTTCGGCCGACTTTGAAAAACCACTGCTTGACTTCCTCAAACTTAATTGCTCTCACAATAGACGCCTCACCTGGATCGATTTGCTCTTTCGCTTCAGAAAAGCCGACATCAACAAAAAGGCAGTGGGGACACCGCTCATCGACAACAGATGCAGCAGTCACAAGGGCAGAGCAGGTGGGGCATAACACAGCCTCAACCAAACTCTTCCCACACGTTATAACACGCTTCTGTATCACCTTATGTTTCCTATAAGCATCAGCGAGAAACTTTGCAACATCTTGAAAACCACCTGACATGACCTCATCATACTTAGCTTCAGGTTTTCCATCAAGATTCACACCAAGCACAACCTTCTCGACCACAAGATCCCACACATCAAGAATAACAGCCTCTGGGTCGATAGCCTCCGAATTCAGCATAGTGTTAGTATCTCCAAACCGATATTGTTTTTTTGGGTTTTACCCCAACAACATAAGGAAACCGTCGAAGAATTGATTCCGGACAGTTACTATGTATCGTCGCCGTTAGTCCCTTGATATTTGTAGTACCAATAACTAATTTGGGCGAGAAGTAAACCTGTCCTTTGTCTTCAACAGCAGCTTTGACTACAGCACATGGTGCATTATTACACACCTTTATAATCAACTCAATGTCGGGGCAATCACCAGGTGTGGATGCTTTCTTATTAGCAATGTCATCAAACACGATTACCTCGTGATATGACAAATACTCGTCAGAAAACTTACTACTAGTGTTTAGATAACAAGTAAAACGCTCATCAGCATCCTCACCAACAGTTTTCCTCAACACCGCAATCAATTGCTTCGTCAAGGTAGACTTTCCAACACTCGTACCACCGTGCAACAACACAACAAATGGAGCCTCCCTCAAACTGGGAGTCTTCATAGCAAGGGTATACGTAGCTTTAAGCTTCAAAACAACTTTAAGTTGTCGCAAAGCCCAATCACGCTTTCCAACTTCCGTATCTGCAAACTTTGACATTCGCGCACGAATCTCAGCAATAAGTACATCTATATCCAGTCCAACCTTGGACATGGGGATAGGTAAATCTTCACTGCCAAACTTCGGCTCAAGTACCAACAACTCTGCAACTCGCTCTTCCAGTCTCACAATGCCACGCTCACGCTTGAACATCTCCATGACTTCACCAGTTTCATAAACCTGACACCCTTTCTCAAAAACAAGGGCTGCAGTCTCAAGAACCGTGTCGATCGCGTTAAAAACACCTACTTTTGGTAGGGTCTCTTTACGTAACAGATTATAGCCATACACAGTGAACTCAGTCTTTTCAGTAAAGCAGAACAAACCACTAGCCAAAAGAGTACTGAGATCTGTCAAAAGGGACAAACACTTGGAGTGCTTAATATCCTTCCAACATTCACTGATTTCCTTCAAACTCAACATGTTGTACGACATACCTCCTGAAAACAGATCCGGGGGATTACACTGCGCCACAGCAGCAGCATACTCCAAGTCAAATCGCTCCGTTTTCCTGAAGTTTGCCATAATCGACTGACACAAGCTACTACCATCACAATGCTTCGCCATACTGTACACAATAGCACATTCCAAGATACCACGACCAACTTCTCCTCGGTCTCGTAATCTTGGAAAGTCACTCTCGAGTAACGAGCTAATTAACAGATCAAATTGGGGTTGAACCCGATTTTGAGCTGCGTCATCATATCTCGCTTTCATAGTACGCAAAACCACTTCGAACAAATGCAAACTCTCATCCGCGCCAGCACCACAGCCTTCATTCCCAGGGGTCTCATCACGAAACCCCAGGAAACTAGACTTGGGCTGCTCAACTGGCTCATCAGCACGATCTGAAGATTTCTCTTCAGCCGCACCAGCAACTCCAGAGAGCTCTGACACAACATCGCTAACAGACACATCCATCGACTTGAACTGATCTACGAGGCGTCCCATAAGGGACCCCAAGTAGGAGTTATCAAACGAACAATACTTCAACACACTTGAAACACCAAACGTCACAACATTAGCAATAAACGACTGCTCCTTGTTGTAACATCCAAACATCATCTTAAGAAAACACATAAAGGCAACGAGACCACCACTTAAGGCGGCACACGCTCCCTTCGAAAGTCCTCCAAGAATTTGGTATTCCGAGCTGTTGATATGCGTCTCCACATACTCACGCGCTCGATCTCGACACTCAATGGC